TTAATCAGGGGCATACCAAATTGAATAACCGAGTTTGTGCTTCCGGCCTCTGCGGTTGCGTTCTCTACGGACGACGCCCCAGCCGAATTGGAGAATCCGGTTGCGGTTGAGGAGGAATCATTGAGCGTCGGAGACCCTCCCACGTAGGCCACCGAAGAGGCCGTGGTGGAAAGGTAAGTCGATTCGGTATAGTAGCCCGTAACACCCGAGGTACTTTCGTGCCCTCCATCCGTTGAATTAAATATCGTGGCTGCGGTAAGAGAACCTAGCCGCGTAGTGGATACGGTTGTCGAATAGTAAGACGCCAAGGTAGCCCACCCAGCCCCTATCACCGCCGCCGACGTTGGAGAGGACGCAAGTGTCACCGTGGTATTGCTACTGCTTTGGGCAATCGTTGTCACCGTCACCGTCGATAAGCCGTCTTGCATATCCGAGAAAGGATAGGTCGTGCCAACTCCCGAATAGCTTTCCTCTTGGTAGATATTCGTGTTGGCATTTTGCGCGATACTGGACATCGTTCCGGTTGAGCCAATAATCGTAGTTCCATCAAATGTCCCATCGGAATTGGAAAAGGTAGTCGTTTGCGATGTAACCACAGATAATGCGGTATAGGTCGTAAAACCCTGACCTACATAAGCCGCGCTAGCGGAGTTACCCGCCCCAAGCGTCACAAAACTATTGCTGATTGTTATCGGAGCCGAGGCGGAAAGAAGCGCGGAAACTTCCCCACTTCCCAAGGACATATTTGGAGTTGTGTAATAGAGTATTTCCCCGTTCTCTGGCACGAAGACATAGACGGATTGGACTGGATCGTAGAGGGGCGGGGCAGTCGTCGATACCAAAGTTAAGCAGGTCGTGAAATTACTAATATACGTCTCGGCAATATTACTATATGTGGTGGAGGACGTAATGGTGGCAAAGCTCGTGGTGGTAGACGTAGTTGTGGATGCAGTGGTCGTTGCGGTCGAGGTCGGATAGTATGAGGTGCTAATGGAGTTTGTTGTCGTCGATGTCGTATAGTCATACTCGTAGCTATTGGAAGTAGTAGTATAGCCGCTCAAATATGTTGTAGCCGTCGTCGATTGCGTCAAAGGGGAAAAGGAAGTGGAGCTTGAAGAGCTTCCCACATTATTGGCCGAGAAATAGCTTGAGCCTGCATCGTTTACAGCAATGGATTCCGAAAAAGAAGAAGAATCTGTCGACACTACCACTGTGCTCGATGGCGCAGAGGACGGCCCCGTAGTAGAATCAGCCGCTCCGTAACCACTTCCACTGGCATACTGAATGGTGACATACTTATCTTGATAAAGAGACGCGCTAGCCTGCTCGCTTTGAGTTAATCCGCTGGATGAGGTAGAAGAAGCATTTGATTCACTGGATGCGTAGGAGGAGGAGTCCGCATTGTTAGTCGTGTAGTACATCCAATAGATCATGACGCCGCCCCCTGTATATTCCAGAAATAATAGTTTATGTAGTTTAGATCAAATGGCCCAGCCGCTGGCCTTGTCGTTGTCGTCCAAACGGCGGGAGATGCCAGCAAATCGGTATCAACCATTTGATAAACGATGACGTTTCCGCTCACATAAAAAAGAATTCCGATGATTACATAAAAGGTTCCGGGCGGCAAATCGCCCGTAGCGGACATTGGCGTAGGTGCTGACGATTCCAGCGAAAGCGAGCAGCCAGACACATTATATCCGTCGCTTGTGCAAGTCAGAACGACGTAATAAGTGGAACTAATTGCCTGGTTGATCGTCGAGAACATATTCGATGGTATGACCTGATTGATGTTCCCTGGGTAAAAAGTAACGTCATGCGTTCCGTCCCACGTTGGAGGCGATCCCGTAAAATGCTTGTTACAATAAATCTGGAATGGCGTAGGTGCGGCGGATGACGATGCCGATGCATTAAATTCGACTAAAGTGCCTGCCCGCGAGCGCTTCGTTCGCACGTTGCTTCCCGGCTTGATCGTGCCGCTTTCCACCTCATCAAGAATGCGGTTGGCCATCTCAACCAAAATTTTTGGCCCGCGCGTAAATCGTTGGACGGCCATAAAAGGTTAGGATTGAACGGCTGGCGTAGCTGGATTCTGCTTGGCAAGCTGAGTAATCAAATTCGGCGTTTGGATCAGCACCGCCCATGTCTCCTTGTAATTAAAGACGTTGCCCTTTTGCGTCGAGGTAAACGAGGTGCAGACCGCGTACATTTGATAGACCCATGTGCCGGTTATCACGTAACCGGGTTGCTGATTTCCCGGCCCTGGATTCGGATAAAAATCCATGATCGTTATTGTTACCGGATTGGCTGTGCTGTTCGTCTGATATTGCGGCGTGACGAAAACTTGCGACGTGCAGTATCGATAGGTGATGGTGGGACAAAAATAATTGACCGTGAAGGTGCCGTCTATTGAGGCCGATGTTCCAAGGCTCGCGCTGCGCGGCTCCCAAACAATATCGGACAACAAATCAACCGGGTTGTAGGGATCAAGATAGCCATCGGGATCGCCATAATAAATAAGCTTCACCTTGGCTGTAGGCCCGTCTTCCGTCGCAATCTTCTGATCTAGCACCATATTTCGATACTCATAATCAGTTGACTGCCCGGTCACGTATTGCGCCAGAAAAGCCGAGAGATATGTAACGTTGCCCTCGAATGGCCGCGTAAGTTGCGAAGCTTCGCCGCGCTTGAAGACGACAACCGCGCCGGGAACTTCCTCAATTTGCGTGTCTCCAACATAAATAGGCGTGCTCATGATGGGGCGGTAATATCGGTAAGCGTGTTATGAATCGAGCCGAGAATCATGTTTGTTTGCGCGGTGTTTTGCTCAACGGTGTGCTGCGGCTCCATGAGCCTACCGGCGCGGCGCGACATTCCGCCTTCGATGGAAACCGGGCCTTGCTCAAACGCATGAACTCCTTGCCACCCTCCACCGCCCATGTGAATCCCGGTGATTTCCTTGCCAGCGCCAAATGCGAGTCCAGGATTCTGTCCGCCCCCAGATGGCGGCGCTTCGACCGAATTGGCGGTTCCTTCGCCCTTAATCGCTTTGTTCAGACTTGAGATTAGATCAGAAAGTTTTTTGGAATCGTCGCCAAGCACATTAATCGGAGCGGACGCCTTAATATCAGAAAGGAATTGTTGGAAGGTCGAGTTGACCGCGCCCGCTATATCGCTCTTCCCCAAAGCAGTCTCCCCTTTTCCCATTTCAGCTTCGCCGCCCGCCATTTCTGAAAACAAGTTTTTTTCGCCCAGAGATTTTTTGAGATCGGCTTGTCCCTGATCCAAAGTGCTTTTGCCCGTAAAATCAAATCCCAGAATCCCGGATAGCGCCGATATATTTCCCGATGCTTGAGCAGCGGCCACTGCGGCATTTACGGGATTTTTTTCTCCGTCTTTCGCATATTCGTAAAGCTCTCCCGCTTGCTCTAAAAGACCGGGGATTTTGGAAAAAATGCCAGCAATCTCCCTGCCGAGTGAAAACGCTGAATTCATAAGAACACTGCCAAGTACCTCGCCAAAATTGAAAGCGATTTCGATCAAGCCCTCCTGAAAAACAGTGAAGCCGCCAAGAGCTACCTCTGCGATGCCTTTCCAAAAATCGGTGTTCGCCAAAATGGCGATGCTTTCAGCAATTTTACCGCCAAATTCCTCGGCTTGTCCCAAAAGCAATTCGCCCCATCCTAGAATGAGTCCGGGGCTGAAAACACCCAAAATAATATCGCCGATTCCATGAAAAGCCGCATAGAGTCCGCCCGCCAAGGTATTGACGGCTTTTTCAAATCCCACCGTTAGAGAAAGTCGCGTCAATTCAGAAAGTTTTCCGTCCTCAAATGCATTGTAAAAAACTCTCACCGCATCCGCCAGGGAGTTTCCTATTCGTTGCCCCCATGCGACGAAGTCGAAACTTTCAAATGCTTTCAGCACCGGCAAAATAACGCGGCCCAGAGGTTCAGCCAATCCCACAAAAAAGCCTTGAATTTTGATCCCCGAAACCTCCATGAGGCCCGCGATTTGTTGGAACGTGTCCGCATTCTGGGCAAGGATGTCCGCTTGCGCTCCCAGCGCGTTGGCCGCTTCCTCGCCAATGCCCTTGTCGCGAAAAAGTGAAAGCATCTCCGCACCTTGCTTGCCAAAAAGCTGCATGGCCACTTGCGCTCGCCGCGCCGGGTCTTCGATCCCCGCAATGCTCTGCCGTATCAAGTCGAATTGCGCTGCGGGATTCAAGCCGCGAAGCTCGTAAATGTTGATACCGAGTCGGGCGAATATGGTAGCCGCTTCGCCTCCCTTGTCCGCTGCATTCTCAATCGACCGCTGCATACGATTGATGGTCTGTCCAACCTCTTCCGCCTGTAACCCAGAAAGCTTGAATTCAGTTTGTAATTGAACCAAATCTTTTGTCGCGATGCCGGTGCGATCACTCAGATGCTCCAAATCTTTCGATAACTCGAATATGCCCTTCACTCCCTCGAAAGTCCGGTCAAGAGCCTCCTTGATCGATTCCACGCCGATAACGAGACCCGCGATTTCCGCGAGCGTTTCCCGCATCCGGTCTTTGAATTCGTCGGCGAACTCCTTAGCCGAGTCTATTCCTTCGCGCATGGAGCGTTGAAACTCCGCGCTATCGCCGGTTAATTTGGCCCTGAGTGTCGCTTCTGGCATTTACTTTGAAGAGTATTCTTTTGCGGTTTCTTCCAGCTTTTTATGAGCGAATTCTATCATGTCGCGACTCGTATCAACAAGAGCCTTTTCGAGAGCTTCGGAGCCTACCTTGCCTGCTCCCGCGGCGGCATTTTCGAGGATGGCAACCAATTCCTCCGAACTGGCTAGTTGATTGTTGGCCTGGTTTATCTTGCTCTTGTTGCTGATATGCGCCCGCGTGTGACCGCCAAACTTGACGATGGCGGGCGTCCACCCGGCGGCGATATAGGCGCGGGATGACCGGCGCTGCTTGAGAAAATCCGTCGCAGGAGCGCTCATTAAAGCCCCGCCGACAGGAGGCAAACCCTTGGCCTTGCGCTTGGCGTTCGTCAGTACGAAAAGGAAAGGACTTCGCTTTGTTCCCGGAGCGATTGACCGCATTTCGGAATTGATCTCGGCTACCGTGGCGCGAGGCGTGTTGTGCGATGCCTTAGTCGCCACATTGCGCCCCGCTCGATTGAGGATGTAGGGCAGGTCGTGATTCGTGACGGCTTTTTCGTATTCCAGCAACGCACGCTGAAATTCTGGAAAATTGACGGTTACGGAGATTGCGTCAGGCATGGCCTAAAGCCCTCCTGAGCTTCTTTCTGGCAGCGCCGCGCCCGATCTTGAGCGCCGCTATCCCGTTCCCCATTCCGCGAGGCTTGGCCCACCAAAGCGCATGAAATTGATGTCCTTTTGCCATGGGTATATCGTTCTCAGCTTCGCGGATTGAACAATTGGCCATCTCAGCTACGGCAACTGCATACTCTGCCCAGCGAGACGGCCTTAAGAGTTTCCCTTTGGAGCCTTTCCTTCCGGCTTGGGAAGCCGAAAACGGTTAATGATTTCTTCCTTCAAAATTTGGCTCATGATCTTCGATGCCTCGGCCAAGGTGGGAGACATCATCTCAATGCCCTGATCTTCGGCCCAATCAAGCATCCTACGGCGGACCTTCTCGCGCTGCCCTGGATTGCACGCCGCATAGCTCTCCTCGATTGATTCGCTCATTCCGGTATGGGCATTGACCTTGCCGCGCGGAAAACAGAGGTACAGCACGATTACAACGTCTTGGATCATATCGGGATAACCGCGTCCTTCCAACCCCGCTTCCATCTCTTCCCGGCTGAGATTGCCGAATCGAAGTCCAAGGCAGGTGGCCGCATTCTGGCGCTTGCTGGAAAACGGTTCGAGCTTCTGGCCTGCCCAATAATGGCAGTCGCTTTCGAGATACGAATTATCGGCCTGTTGAATTTCCGTAATGTCCGTCTGTTCGCCCGGAATGACGCCTAGCTCTTTCGCTTCCGCTTCGCTGATTTCCACTCGTTCGCTCATAGCAATGCCTCCCTAACGCTTTCGCTTGGATTTTTTGTCACATGGGTTTCTGTCGCGCCGTCCTGCACGCTCACGATGTCCGGACCAGAGCCGGTCTTTTTCGCCTGGTCGTAAGCCTCCTTGAGCAACGGCAAAAAGAGCCGTTCCCGATTGGCCTCAAAAAACTTCATGTAGCCCGCGAGAACGAAGGGTAGGGCATCCTTAAGCCTCATCCATGCGACGGCAAAAGATTGATGATCCTTGGCCGCAATCGCCTTGTCGATATCCGCTATGTATTCGTCAAGCTTTGCCGCTTCCGCGCCATCGTAAAATTCTCGCGTGGCCTTCTTGGTAAGAATTGGTTTACCAGCCGATTCCGCTTCATCGCTCGCCACTTCAAACCGCCATCGAAGCGTTCCCGGATACCAGCGCGGATGGCCGAAAGGAACGGCGGGTACGGGCTTTCGCTCGGAGTAGCAATTAATGATGGGCGCATCCTTCTTGAGCGGGAATCCCAGGGTGGCAAGACATGCCGCCAACCCGCGATTTGTCGTCTGAAAAAAGCTATCACCGATATGCATGATTTTATATGCCGGGTTAACCGCCGGACGCGGGGATCAGGGTCAGAGGGAAAACGCGATAATTTGAAGGGAAACGTTGGCAGTGTTGGCCAGCACGTAAATGTTGTTGCCGTTCCACTTGACGAGACCTATGTCGCCAGCCGCAAGGTTGCTGCACCATTGGCCGCTCGCTGCCCCAACTTGAACAAAATTGGTAGGATCGAGGTTGCGGAAAAACACATAGCCCAAAGAAGTTACGCCGGGCGTCGTCGGCTGGGTAATGCTCGTGGTAGCATTGTAAACTTGCGCATTGAAGCTTGATCCGGTGGGAACGGTCGTAACCTGCAAACTGGCCTGCTGTTGAAGCGTTTGGCTTCCGGCGGGAGCTTGGAAAAGGAGAGAACCAGTGACTTGAAATGTGTTGGCCATGGGATTTTAGTGGTTACGAGATTTGGGGATCAATGGAAGCTTTCATCGAAAACATTTGGAGCTTTTCCCGGTTGTTCGTGATGTTGATTTCATCGACGTAAACGCCACCGGTAGTGATTCCGAATCCGTAAACGGAATTGGCCAAGGAAACGGAAGCGCCGATTGTGCAGGCCATCAAACCTGATGCGCCCGCCACTTCGCCATCGATGGAAAGATCGATGGTAAAATCGTAATAGACCTTGCCGCGAGCAGAGCCTTGTTTATCGGGAACGCGGATTTTTTTCGCGGTGTACTTCCGAGCAATCGAATCGATATTGATGCCCGATTCGTCGTAAAGGACGCCAAAGGCGAAGCCGGTCAGATTTACCAAAACGGGACTCATTAACTCCAAACATGGAGAATGAGCCTAAGCGCGTCACCGGCTAAACTGTGTAAAACTGTAGAATTTCTGTCACAAGCAGAGCGTGATGAATCAATAAAAATGGATCGGCGTTAAGGCTGTCTCCCCCTCGAAAGAGGGGGAGATGCGTTTGCCATGCCTAGCCACGCCTGGCCACGCCACGCCTAGCCGCGCCGAGCCTGGCCGTGCCGCGCAAAATCATTCCAAAATGGATCGGCGTTAAGGCTGTCTCCCCTCTTTCGAGGGGAGATGCGTTTGCCGCGCCTCGCCCTGCCTCGCCGAGCGTTGCCCTGCCTCGCCTTGCCAGACTTCTTTCGACTGTTTCCAATCGAAAGTATGTCTAGCCGAGCCGTGCCCTGCCTCGCCCCGCCGTGCCGCGCCTCGCCCTGCCGCGCCGAGCATTGCCACGCCGGACCGAGCATTGGCTCTCCAAGAAATCATTCCAAAAGCTTCCTGTCCGCACCCTTCAATATCCTCTCGACCTGAGTTGAGCGTTTTGTGAGCGCGAGCCGGATTGCGACTCGACTCAGCACCTTATCGTGCTTCCGCTTTTCTTCATCGGTCAACGCCGAAACATCCGTCATACTTCCGAGGATCACGGCGCGGCGAAATGAATCCATCGCCTGCCGTTGATACCGCTCCATGACTTTGTGATTATCGCGAGCATGAAGGATTTGATAGCTCTCCCCATTTTGGCCGTAGCCGTTCAGGTAAAAGCCGTCTTGTTCCAACTCGCGACGGATGTCACTTATCGCGATTCCGAACGCCATCGAATCAGCATCGAAACGAAGTGTCTTTGCCAGCCATTCGACCGTAAAAACTTTCTCGTGTTCGATGCCCTGTTCTCGCATTGCCTCAAGGCATGATTTCCACGCCGGAAGGACTTGAGGTTTAGATTCTGTTTCCATATTTCCTTTCTAAAACTGATACCGCCCTTTCGGGCGGCATTGTTGTTGCCAAGCGCCGCCGTGCCTAGCTCCGCTGGGCAACGCCGTGCATTTCCGCGCATTTCCGAGCCATAAAATTCCTTCAAAAGCTGTCTCCCCTCTTTCGAGGGGAGTTGTTATTTGCCCCGCCTCGCCTGGCCACGCCATGCAATGCCACGCCGGACCGAGCCACTGCCAAGCCGGACCCAGCCTCAAAATTATTTCTCCACCTCCACGATGAATCGCCCAAACTTCGGACGCCAATCGCCAAGGCCAACAAGCGAACCTGCCTCTTGCATCGCTTTTTCGACCTGACTCGGATTCAGAATCGATTCGTCAAACTCGACCGCAAAAGAAATCGTCCAACCAGTCGGAACCATCGGGCGAACAGAAATCACGCGCGATTGTTGGATTTTGACGCCTTTGCGAATTTGATACCGCTCGTCGGCGTAGATTTGATCTTTCGACTTTCCCTTGAGCGCGTGCTCAACCGGAATTTCAGGCTCGACACAAAAGAGCGCGGCGGCGAAATCTTTGCCGAGCCGGTTCTTTTTCGCGCCCTCCAAAATCGTACGTTCGATGTTGTCGGATGGAATGTAAAATCCCTTAATGTCATCCGACCAATAAAGACCGCCCTCCCATTTCAGACGATCAAGTTTTTCGTAATCGTCATCCGTCATTTTCTTACTTCCCTTGGAAGTGATCGCCTTGCATTGGCGAACAAAGGGATTTGTGGGATCGGCCAAAAGGCCATTATGCATTATCAGCGGTCGAATTCCTGTCCATTTTGCGTTTAGCGTTTTCAATTTTAGCTTTCCGAGCTTTTTTGAGATTGTTTCGCACCGCGCTCATCTTGGACTCGCTTGTGGAGCATCCGCCCCGGCGACCAATTTCAGAGAGGTACTTTTTTATCTCTTTTTTGCTCATTTGCGTAACTTTACAGAAAGCGGCTTTAAGAAGCAAGAATTATTTTTGAGCATTCATGCAATCACCGCATGAGCTACAAATAACGATCCATGGATATTTTTGTAACTGACCATTAACTTCCGCCCGAAGGCTCCATGCATTCAGGAAAATGCCATCACCGCAAATAAGTCATTTGCGATTATCTTCCGGCTTAACCTTAGTCCAAAAGGTTCGCAAGGATATTTTGACGGAAGCGCCCATGAAATTATTTTTGCCGTCTCTTCACTTCCCGAATCACCTGCTTAATCGACCGACATTTCTTCGTCCAAGCGATGCTGCCGTCATTGTTAAAGGCGGTAAGATTTGAAAAATCTCGCATGATGTCCAGTACGAAAAGCTCCGTGCTGACGCCGGATTTGTTTGTGACGATCATGTTGCCATTGCCATAGCAACAAGTGCCCAAGAGGCAAAATCTCTCAATTTCTTTTTCATGGCAACGCCTGCGTATTTTTCAGAATCGCCAGAAACGAAAACGTCTTCATGAGCTTGCGCCTTTGCTCGTCATTTTCGCGGCTGTTTTGAAGGTCAACCTTTGGAACAAGGAAACTGAAAAATGAGAGCGCCGGAATGCTGGCATAAGTCAGCCCGTCCATGTTTTCGAGAACCTGACACATCGTCCCGTAAGCCGTGTGAATTTCCGGCGCGGTCATTTCGCCCAGAGACGCCCGGATCAGCACGCGCATATCGACCCGCCGCACGTTCAATTGCGGATTGCGCGGATTCGGAGCTTCCGGGAACACGCCGTCAGCCTTCACCACGATTCGGATGTTGTCCGTAGGCGTGTCCTCGTCCGCGTGCTTTGGATTGAGAGCCGCAAGCGCCGGGTTCTGCTGTAAAATCTGGATGATGACAGCCTCGCAGCACCATCCAATATCAAGGGATTGGCTCATATGATTGGACGATAGACGGTGAAGGTTACTTTCGACGGCTGCCTCGAAAAGCCGCCGTCGCCGCCCCATTGCTCTACTATGTGGTCAACGTAGGCACATCCTTCAAAATCGAATCGTTCCCCTGTATCTGTGACGATTGGAGAGCCAAACGGGCCATAGCCGCTGAAAAATTCTTTTGGTATGCGATTGTAATGCGCAACCATTTTTATCGTTTTAGATTTCAAGACATCTCCTCGTAAATAATGCGCGGCCTATAGTGTCGCGTCCGGCCTTCCTCGCGCGACAAAGTTAGATCATAAGCTCTCTCGACCCATCGCAACCAAGCCCATTTGCCACACTTCAATTTACGTGGAACCCAAAGAAAACAGCGACTGCGGAGACCTGTCGAGAATTCAATTTCTCTCAGCAAAGCGCGACCAAATGCGTGCGCGGGCGTCTCACCCGGCATCGGCGCGTTCCATTGTTTTTCAGGTATGATGACGCTCATATTTAATCCTGATTCTTCCGCCCAAAAGCAATCGCGATGGCCGCGCCAAAATCGTCCACCGTGACGCGCAAGATTCGCTTTTGCATCTTGTCCAATTGCACAATTTCGTCGCCAACCGGTTTCGTTGGAAAGTCCGAAAAAACGAACGTGGCGGTTATGTCCGCCTGCTCATAAATCCCGCCGCCATCGCTATCAAGATCGGCGCTGTTAACTAAGTCTCCTTTCGTGCCCTGGATAGGCTTGCCGTTGAAGACCAAGTTCACGAGGGCGTCAGAGTCCATCTGAATGATGTCTCGCAAATCTGCGGACATTAGGGCGCGTTGGGAAGTGTTGCTCATGGCTTTACGACAGGCTCAAGTAACTGCGGAACGACAGGAAAAGTAACCTTCCCGGTGTGGCCAAGAATGATGTTGGTATCGGCGTAAATTTTGCCGCCCATCTCGCGCCAATCTGCGCAGAAATTCCAGTCTTCACTAAGCCAACGCCGATCCTTGATCTTTCCCCCAAAAAAAGCCCACATCGTGCCAAGCTTGCCGTCAGAATCGTCCTCATACTCAATCTCCGGCTTGGATTCGATGAACTTTTCAAAGACTTTGCGGGCGATCAGCACGAAGCCAGTGCCAACAAATTTGCATTCGATCAACCCGGTATGATCAGGCTGTGGAACTTCCGGCAGCATCTCCATAACCCATTTCGGCTCGCCAATTTCCTTTTTCGGGTAGAGACCACCGACGATTTCAACGTCTCGCGCGAGAAGAGCGTCTATTTGTTGCGGAGTAAATCCAATGTCCGAATCAATGAAAAAAAGATGCGAGCAGTCTGTGTTTAGGAACGCTTTTACAATGCGATTCCGCGCCCGGTCCACATGGCTGTCTCCCACGCAAATATATTGATGCACTTCCGCCCGGATCGATTCATCCGCCGATTTATGGTTGAGAATGAATGACTGCAAGGCCATACACGTTCCGGCAGACAGCGTGCCGTCATACGCTGCTATGCCGAGCATGATCTTTTTCAAACACCCTCCTCAATCAAGGTCACTTCGCGCACCAGTTCAGCCTGAACTGACCGAATGATTTCTTCCCGGCCTCCCACCTGGCCAGTGAAGGTAAAAAAACCGTTTTCCAATTCGACGGACGACGCCGTAAAATCGATCGTCGGTGGCATGGGACAGTTATGGGTTGGACGGAGAGTGATTCGATATATGTTCATAGTCAAAAAGAAAGCCGCATGGCGGTTAAACCATGCGGCCAATGGAACAGCTAAGAATTGTGTTAGGCGTTTTTCTGGGGATACACGGCAACAACACTGACAACGAAACCGGGCGTTGTTCCTGTAACCGTGGCATAGATGCGGTTGTATTGGCTCAGTGAAGCCGTGTCAACGAAAATCGACTGAACGCCTCCGGTGGTCGAAACGTTGGTCACCGTGGCGAATTGCGCCCCGGAAACGTTGCTCCACGTCGCATTGTCCGTTGCGGTTTGGAGCGTGACAATCAAGGTTGGCCCGATGACGCTGGCGGAGGCGGAGGCGGCGTCGAGATAAAACGCCACGCGGCCTTGCGCCTGGGAAGTAATCAGGTTGAAAATACCGCCTCCAACCAAGCCCGTTCCGGCAGCGGAACTGTTCAGGGTAGTGGGTGAAACGACTTCAAAGAAGCCGAGGTTTGATACGCGATCAATCATTTGGAGCCTGCTTTCTGTAACTGGTTAGATTTGGGAAAATCCTCGGCTTCGTCCATGAGGCTGACGGCCTTGATGAGGGAACGCACAACACGCATGTCTTCCGGCGTAATTTTGTCCGCCGGTGCCGAGCCGATGACGGCGGGAGCAGTGTACTTTGTCAGCACCTCCGGCTCATCGTCCTTGGCGCGAACCGCCTTGATGGAAGCAAAAAGGTCATTCGCTTCGTGAGGACGAACGTTCAGCACGCTGCCCGTATAAAGCAACACGCCGCGCCCATCGCGCGTCACGACCGTATCGGCGATGATGCGCACCTTGACGGCCTTAACCTTGGGGTCGTCAGCATTGAGAATTGTAAGCATAATTTTCCTTTAGACGAGTGAGTTGGTGGAATAGCAGAACGAGCCGGGGTGCCGAATTCCGATGTCTGTGAAGTTGAAGATGACGATTCGGATTTCCTGTTGCGTGGCTAAGGTGTAGGGATCGACGATGACCTGCCAGCCTTCCCAATCGGCAATAACCAGGTCTTCCCAATTTCCGAAAACGCTCTTGTTGCCGTTCAGAGCCGTGTTGAGCTGGTTGGTGGCAAGCGCCCGGTAGCCGTTAATCGTTCCTTCGCCCTCCGAGGATTTGGAGGCATCAATCGGCGCTTCCCAAATGTAAATCGGGAAGGCTGAAGACGAAATCTTCGGAGTCTGCTTGAGAATGCCCCTGCCTTGAGCGGAGACGATATAAGCGAGAGCGCCAAAATCCGCATTGGCAGCGGCCACGGTGGTTTCAAAACCAACCGCCTGCGCCCACGTGGGCGCGCCGGAAGTCCAGGATGTCGTGCCAACGCCCGTGGTATTGAAGATACCAATCGGCTGAGCGCCCCCAGACCCGGAATAAGCCGCGAGGTCTTTGGCCAGCGCAAGCTGCTTCATCAAATCCATGCGAACAAACGCCTCTGCGTCCAGGGTAGCCTGAGCGAGGAGGAGATTCGAGTAATTCGTGGTTGCGGCCAAACGGTGCGGCGTCAGCAAAAGCTGCTGCAAGGTCTGATCGCTTTCCGAGACAGCGGAAATTTCGGAAAGCCAATAAGCGGTCGAGGCAGCGGTTTGGCGCGGAATAGCAACGTTGTTGCGGAGACCTGCCATCGTGGTTGCGCCCGCATTGACCACCTGCATTTTGTTGCGGAGCAATTCAATGAGAGAAGAGCCGAGCACTTCCGTTTCCACGAATGCGCCGCCTTGCGAAAAGACGCCTGCTTGCATGTCGCGCGTCATGGCTTTGCGCTGCCAGCCTTCGCCCCGGAATTTGGAGCGAACCACGTCTTCCGGAATGCAAAATCCGAGCGGCCCTTCCAGGCCGCGACCGCTGCGCTTGAGGGCAGCTTCGCTGGCTTCCTTTTCAAGGCCGCTGAGAGAACCACGGCCCTTGTTGTCGGAAAGCTCGCGAATGGCCTTGAGGATGGAAAATTGCTGAGTCTCCCTGTCGTTCATGCCGATGATACCATCATGCATGGCGGCTGCCGGGATCGGCTTCGCGTTGGTCCGCTTTTCGATAATGATCTTGAGGAAATCATCGGCGGTCTTGGCGGGATCGGCAACGTAAGCGCGGGCTTGCTCGGCGAATTCGCCCGGGCTGTCCTTGCGCTCGTACTGCTTGGCGTATCCCAAAATGTCGGCCACGCGAAGGCGATCCTTCTTGACCGTCTCGTCAACTCGCGTCTGGATTTCTTCCGGCGTGAGTGAAATTCCATTGCCGCCCGCACCGTCTGCGGTGAGTTGGCGTGAACGAGTTTGAGTGATCATGATTTTGGGTGCCTTTCGTTTTATCGGAACTGAAATTTGGGGTTGGGTTTGTAGGTTGCGGTTCGCGCCGACAGTGTGATCCGCCGGAATTGATTCGAGGGAAACTTCAATCGGCTCCCAGCGGCACCGATAATTCGGCACGCCTTCATCGTCTTCGGGGTCGTCCTCGTCCTGATCCATGGAGTGGACTTGATAGCCAACGGAAGTTGCGCCTCGGATGCCTTCATCGACATCCTTCATGATTTCCTGGCCGCGCGTGCTGGAAGAAAAACGGACTTGGCAGCGACCGACTTTCCCGTCGAGCCGGGCGGAATCAACGACGCCAACTTGATCTTTGGGATCATGGTGCATGAGCAACGGCGCGGAGCCGGAAGCTAGTCTGCCGATAATCACGCTATCGGTCGCGTGATCCAGAATTTCATTATAAATGTCGCCAGTCTCAGTTGTGCGGCGCACGGGCGTTTCGCTGGAAAACGACATTGGAACCGTGCGCGTTTCCTTATCGACAGTTCCTTTGCGAACTTCACATTTGCGGTAAAGCGTCTGCGGAATTTTGATGCTGTCGGCTGTCATTGAGTGAACGCTAATACCTGCTGGCGGCTAGCGTCACTTGCCTAACTGTGTAAAAGTGTGAAGGATACGCCGATAATCAGCGAACGATAATACGCTGATGCCCGAACCTGGGCACGGATGGATCGGCTTGAATGACGCCGCGACTCAGCCAATTATAGACTGTCTTTCGCGAGACGCCGCGCATAAAACAAAACTCTTTGACGGAGATGGAACGCGCGTTCTCCGTGATTTTCATCTCGACTATTTTTCGCGCCGCCGCACGCGGATTTGGACTTGCGCGAATAATGCTCTCAACCTCGTGAATTATTTTTTGGGAATCGCCTTCCATGGTCATTTTTTCTTTATTCCGCGCCTGACTTTTCCAGTTCCATTGGCATGAGGAATTTCCGCAATTCCAAGCGCGTGACTCGCGGTCAATTCCGGCGTCCAAGCAATATTCGCCAAATCGATATTGCGAATGGAAGAATCAATCATCGCTCGCACGTCGTCTGCGCTTAGAAGATCGACCGGCGGCGCGGCATCCTTGGAAATATCCACGAGCGGCGGGGCTGTTTTTTTGTTCAGCAAGTCTTGTACAAGCTTCAAAATCGAATCGACTTTCTTCTCCGTTTCCAAGAGCTTTTCGTCTTCGATCCATTGCCCCGTTTCAGGATGGCGCGGTTGCTCGGCGTGTTTCGGGTTGAGGCGAGTTTCGAGAGTCTTGATGAGATTTTCCACGCGCGTTTCCAGCGCATCAAATCGCGCGTCCGATTGTTCGCCCAAACGAAGCTTGCGCCCCTTCAGTAGCGCCTGTAGTTGCTTCGTCTTCTTGAGGTCATCATCGCCGTCTTCCGACTTGTCATCATCCGGGAAATTCGGTTTTGCAGTTGATGGTTGCGCCCCAGAAAAATCAAGCCCTTGCTCTTCCTGATAATTTTTTTCGTAAACCAATTCGGACATGACATCTTCATAATCGCCTCCCTTTTGGCCAATGACATTGGAGCGCGTATCAAGGCCCGCCTCGATGGCCGTGACAGCCGCGTTGATGTCCTTAAGCGGATCGACCCAATCCCAGCGACGTGCCTTGAATTGTTTCTGATTGAGCCTCTGGAAATCTTTCGGTCGAAGCGTGATACCGAGGAAGCCGTTAAGCAAAACCCATTCGAGCCAATCCTCGAAAACTTGGTTTTTCACGTCCTGAATATAAAAGGTCTGGACTCCCTTGTAGGTCTCTCGCTCGTCGAGAAGCCCCGCTCGAATGGAAGAAAAATTGACTCCCTCAAGATCGTTTGCCAGCGACACATAAGCCACGCCGACGGACGACGCGACGGCGCGAAGCTGTTGTTTTGAGAACGCCGGAAAATTCGAGTGCGGATGTTGCGGATCATTCGGCTGATATTTCATGCCGATAGGCAAGGTCTCGTTTACGCCAGGCTCCATGTTTTCCATTGGCACCCGCTGATCGGTCTCTTGCCCGGCATAGCCTCCGTCCATCTGCCCCATTTGCGGGCGATCAGTGATATAGAAACCGCCCTTGCAAGCGGCCAACCGAGCGGCGACAAGTTCGGCCTCCTCGTAACCGCCGAGCATATTAACTCGATTCATTGCCGCAACTAGCCATGGGATGCCGCGCGATTGGCCAGGCCTCTCCGTTACATATGGATGGATAATCTCGTCTGCCTCAATTCGTATCCGCTTAAATTGCTGTTCGACTCCATAAGAAAAGTCTCCAGGGTGCTCCGTCAGCATCCAGTAGGCGATAGGACATTTCCATCCGTCAACCTCGACGCCCATGCGTACTTGGTTGCCATTGGAAAGCGTTATCGAGTCATTGTAAAAATCGTCGAGATAATCCGCCTCCATAATATCGACGGAATATTTGAATTTATTCGAGTAGCCGCGAATTTTTCTAACGAGCAGATCGCCATCGCGCACGATGGAACGCATGATAAGTTTGTCAGCCGCTATGTCCGAAAGCCTGCGCGTGACGGTATAATTCTCCGTTTTGCATTGCTCCTGCCATGCTGCCTCTATCAGTTCGCACGAGCGGGAATCAAGCTGACGAATCATCTCTTTCGTCATCGGGTCTTTCACCATGTCGTAAATTTTCATTTGCAACTTGATGCCCGTTGACGACACGACGTTATCTTCAAAAAGAGAAAGTAGCTTGCGCGTCCAATCGCTGTTACGCTCCAAATCCCGGCACCGGAACCGAAGGTTGCGAAGCGCATAGCGAAGTTCGGAATCCGCGCTCTGCGGCGAACGCCACCAATCAGAATTTAGGCGCGTGACGTTGGCACCAGAAAATCCAAAGGCCCGTTTTTGATCCTGCTCTTTGCGCCGGTCAACGACGCGCTGACGAGCCAGAGCGGTAATGTCGATGGATTCTCGCTCGCGGCTTGATCGGCCATCGGGCAGACGCTTGACTTGTGGCTTGTAGCTTGAGGCAAAATTCGGCATTAGTCGCGCTCTCCGTTATCTTTTTCGTTCAGCGCGATCCATTTATCTAGGGCTTCGCCTTGGGCCTTTTCGTAATCCTCAGTGGCCTTATCTGCGGCTGCTTGATATTTCGCAGTTATCTCCTCAACGCTTTTTTCGTCGGCATCGTTTTGCGCAATTCCCTTTTGCTTTTCCTCAGCAATGGTTTTTTTAAGCGCCAATTTCGAGTTAACCATGGCCTCTTTTAGTTCCTGCTTCATGGAGGCCAGTCTTTCTTTAACCTCTGGCTGATGATCCTTTGCGAATTTTTCGGCCTCATCGTCATTCTCAATTTGGTCGTACTGCTTTCCAAGCTCGCTGATTCGCGAATCGTTCGCGATTTCCCAGCCATCCGGCTCTTTGTGATCCTGTCCATCAACGTCATCTTGTTTTGATTGAAGATCGCTTTCTTTATCATGCGAAAGACTCCAGGTAGAAGGATTGTCTGGCTCGAAATCTTCAAGCACGGAAGAAGCCACCTCGGCCTTTGTGGCCGGGTACTCCTTATCTCCTAATTTTACGGTTTCTGTTTGTTCGCCCCATGTCGCAGGATCAGATTTATCGAAATTATCAATTCTCTCTTGCGCACTTTTTGCTGATTCAATTTCGTCATCGCTTGCGCCTAGCTCTTTCCACGAATCGGGATCGCTCTCGTCAAAATTGTCGGCGGCATCTTTCATCCCTAGCAAATGTTCTTCTAGGGTGCCATATTCTGAGCCTTCTGGCGCTGGGTTTGCGCCGCCGCCTAATACCCATGATTCCGGGTCATCTTCATCGAAATTATCCACGAAATCTTGCTCATCACTGGAAAGATTTGGTTTGATTTCCGCCGCTTCTTTCCCCTCTTTTTGTTCTTTTTCATCCTTGCCCTCGCCGCCGCTCGTCCACTCACCGTGCGCGTCTCGCGGTTCGTTTTCATCAAAGCGCAATTTCGCTCCCTCAAGAAATCCCTCTATCCTCGCCAGCTTCGTTTTGATTCGCATCTCAATCTCATTCACCATGACGGACCTCCCGGCCAAAAAGGATATGGCCCGTAAAGTCCTCCCGGTCTCGTGAATTGCGCTCTTGTCTGGCGAGCGTTGCCCAGGCCCTTCCGCGCGGCCTCGGCTTGCTCTTCTTGCTGTACGTACCCTTGATATTCCCGCCAGAGCATTTGCACTTGCATGATGCTCATCTTGGAAATCGAGCGTTGCATCATCGTGTAGTGCTCAATATTTTGCGGGAGACGGTTCGTCAAAACTTCCTGGCACGTATCGCGAATTTGTCGCACGTAAGAACGCGGATCAGCCGGATCATCCGCCGAAAGATTGGGGGCTATTGTTATCGCGCCCCAATTGATCGTCACCCGATCCGTCGTTACAGAGTTGGTAACGTAACTCTGCCATTTGTATAGCCCCGGAATCCACGTAACTGTCACAGCGGGCAGGATTTGAATCAGATGATTCTGGCCGTTTGGCGAAGGAATGACCTCCGAAAAATTAATGTACATTCCGTCATTCGCCCCGCGAAGCGAATAGCTCAAGACCCAATTCGGAGGCGGATAATTTCCGAGCAATAATTGCCATTCGGCGGTGTCGCCTGCCACGATGGTACGCGGCTCGTACCACTGAATTTGCGGGAGTTCGGGAGTGCTCATGCAGTTCCTCCTCCTGATGAAAACTCACCGGTTTTAGGATCGTGGTTTTCATCAAATCGCAATTTTTTCCCTCGTGATTTTGCGATTCCAGCCGTCATCGCCGATTCGAGCGCGGTTGAATCCGCCCGTCGAACGATAATATCGAGCGGAACAATATGCCCTGAGTCCGTCTTTACAAAATTATCGTTTTTTATATCCGTCGCGATGATTTTATGCTCTGGGTTGTACCAGGTTTTGTCGGCGATATGATTTCCTACTAAATTATCCTCGCTCACCTTGAAAAATCCCCGCGATTTCATCTCGGCTTCGACTTCTTTGCCCGTTGGTGCTTCGCCATGAATGAAACTTTGCGATGTCACGATGGACGGTTTGCTTATCCCGCCCATTCCCGCGCTTAATCCCTCAATTCTGTTATCAGTCCCGAAAACTTCATTTTGCAAATGAGTCCGCTCAACGTATTCGCCTGGCGAGGCCGTTCGCAGCTCGGCGTAGCTTCCAAAAGGAGCGGACGTTCCCTCCAGCGTGTAGCCGTAACCATCAACTGTGAATTTGTTGACGCGCGATGGATCATCCGAATGCTCAACCAAGTGCTCTCCACCCTGAGCTAAAAATTTGTCGGGGTCAGATTCAACCCGATATTTTGTCAGAATTTTGGCTAAATCTGATTTTTCTTGAGCATCTCTTGCCGCGATGTCGCCGCTCCCAAATGCTTTTGCACTTGCAGTCTTGCTTGCTTCAAGGACGGCGGTGATTTCGCGTTCTGCCTGCGGATTTCTGCCCTTGTTTCCCGCGCTTTTTCCAGTAGTGACATCCTTCCCCAGATTATCAGATTCTGGCCCGTCTGTAAAGCGTCCGTCTTCGTCTCGCGGCTGATTTTCTGAATATCTCAGCAAAGTTTCAGCCGTTGGCAAAAAGGTGCGCCTTTCGCGCGGACTTAAAAGCCGGTTCACAAAATCGCTTCCTTCCTGCACTGGCAAATAATGCGGGCGCAACCGCGAATCTTTTCCTCGTCATGTTGCCGCTGCAATCCTTCGTGCTTGTCGAGCTTCATCTCGTTGCCGAAAATTAGCCGTCCATAAACCTGGCGAGCAGCCTTGAGCGCCCATTCTGGGATTTCGTCGCTCACGCGCACCCCGCAATCGTTTTACCAAGCCTTTGCCCATGATCGGCCTGGAAGCCGAGCGGTGCCCTTGAGGGCATAAGGTTGGCCCGCATGGGCGGGGTGCGGCGATCTTGGCGCGGGCTGAGACGGCGGCGGTGCCTCATTTGCGGTAACTTGCACGATTTCACTTGGCTTAACAAGATTTTTTGCGAGCGCCTGCCAATTTGGGTTTAACATCTCCTTAGCCGCCAGAGCGTAAACTCTTTTGTCCAGTGCTTCGTTTGGTCGCTCGTGCGGGTTGATAAACCGCCGCACTTTTTTCCCTTTGTGGTAGGTAATTTCCACCTGTTCAGCCGTAAGTTGCTGGAAAAATTCGTCGTCATAGCCTAAATCGTCCGGCTCCACGCGATAGCCAAAATGCGAGTAGCCCGGTCCCGGTTCTTGAATCGTCAGCGAATTATAAATCTCTTCCTTTGCTGACTCGGTGCCCACGATGACAAGCCCCCGGCGCGTCTGCGAGTAGGTGACGAGGGGTGAGCCGGGAATGGACGAGCCTTTGCACGGGTAGATGTTTCTAAACCGATTGCGCTGGCACCAATCGTAGACATAATTTGGAACGTGGCCTGAGTCGAGCAACCCGGCGGCTATCTTCATGACGACGCCATCGGCTCTAACCCTGGTTTTGCCCCACCATTCCGTCATTTCCGCCCATGGTTTCGGGCCGGAGGTGTTGCCGCGAAAGACAGCGCATTCAATGCCCCATGTTTCGTTGTCCTTAGCGTGCCCGACAATTTCCACTTCAATTCTATCTTTCTGCACGTCTCCCCCGAATGTCAAAATCAGCGGCCCCATAGGCACGTCAGCATCGTATCGTTCGTTGCGATTGTTGATGTCGCTGGCTTCGATGACCTCGACATCTTCGACGGACGCCTCGGCCAAAAACGTGTTGATCCAAACCTTTAGCGTTTCCCGCCCTTTCCGCTTCGCCTCCAAAAATTTCGCGACCATCTCGCCCATGCGCGTTTTGTAACCCCGTTGCGGCTTGCGCAGCGAATAAATGCCGTTCAAGTGAAAGCCTGCCACCCCTCGAAATTGTGCCGTCGCTCGCCACCGGCCCTTGCGAATCGCGGTGGACCTTTGCTCATCTGTCCACGTCGAATCGCAATCCCGATTTTCACACACATACAGCGGTTCATCAATCGTTCCCCGCCCACGTTCGCCCCAATCAAGCTGCCCCCATTTCAAATGCTGTTGTCTCGAACAAAAAGGACAATCGACGTGCCAATACCTCTTGTCGCTGGCCTCGAAATCGCTCTCAATCGGCGATGCGCCCTTGACGGTGGGCGTGCTTGATTCAATCTTTACCGCGTCCGCAAATCCCGCCGCGCGGTTCCAGAACAGCTCCAGCGGGTCGCCCTCTTTCGCCACGGCTTTCTTGTAGCGGTCAATCTCGTCCGCCCAGAGCACTTTAGCCGAGTCGCCAGCCAGCCCTTGAGGCGTTCCAGCGCCGCCCACTGACACGAAGCCGCCAGGGAATATTTTGTAATTTAACGTGTTCCCTGAGCTGTTTTTCGTCCCTTTCCGAAACATCCCGCCAAAAATTGGCCTTTCGATCAGAGGCTCAAACTTGTTCAGCATCCATTTATCCGCCCGCGCTCCGTCAGGTTGCAAAACCATGTTGCCTGTTGGCTCCTGGACGACGTGATACGCGATGATGCAATTACCAGCGTGCGTCTTGCCCATGACTTGGCTTGCCCCGATCCAAACCGATTTCCTCACATCCGGCGACAAGGCCGTCTCGATCATCCCGACTTCCCACGGATGGTCGTCAAACGAAAAACCGAGCCTTTCCTTAGCCCATTTCGAGGGCGTTATCTTCGGCGGACTCTTCGCCTTCGCCAGTTCCGTTCGACACAGCAAGCCCAGGGTCGTCTGAAACCGCGTTAATAATCTGGGATCGTAGTCCCGATAAAAAGTCTTCACAATCAATAGCCGTTACTTGTTTGGCAACCGAAATCCTAGCGGATTCGTCAATAGGCAGCGATTCAATGATGCGCCGGAAGCAAATCGCCTGATGCGCCAGGACCAGTTTAACCCATTCAATGGGGATGACCTCGTCAGCCGATTTCATCAGAATTAACTCGCTATGAGCCACTTCGTTACGGAGCTTTTTGAGTTTGAGGGTTTCCGTCGCGCCGAGGGTATGGCTTTTGGCATGAACATAGAGCGCGATGATTGTTTTGAAAAAGTCATACCCTTTTTCCGATGGAGGATCAATTATGCCCTCCTGCGAAAATTGAAATAGAGCCTTGTCCGTCGTCTGCATGTAGTGAGCCGCAACGGCGGGAGGAGCGAAGATCGTAGGTAGATCAAAGGCGTCTTTCTTTTCGCGCGTCTCGTGCAAGTAGGCTCGACCGGCGCGAATATCCAGCGGTTTGGTGATGGCTCTGGCGATTCGTTCCCTCGCGTCTTTTGAGGCAAACGACTCCACCGAATATCCGGCCTTGGCCGTGTTGCACGCCTTGCAGGCCGTCACGAGGTTTGATTCGTGGTTGCCTCCATCCTCGGCCAGATGATCCAAGGTCACCTCTTGACCATCTGCCAAACCCTCCAAGGCTTTCCCACAATAGAGGCATTTCCACTCATCGCGAATGTAGATCGCGATGCGCTTTTCGCGCCTGATCCATTCGCCATGCGCGAGGTGCTTCCTCTTGCCTTTGGCCTTTCTGGAAGAATCGCTCAACACTCCCCCCAATTATCGACATACGCAGAACTTGTATGCTTTGTCGGGGGCGTTTTTGCAAAACTTGTATTACTAAAAAACCAACGAACCGGAACCTGCCCGTTGCGCGGCCCCCGAGGAAGTACCTTGCAAATCCTTGAACGCCAAGCACATGCCAAAGCACATATGCATACATACAACGCCAATACAATCCCTATAGTTTTACTTGGCAAGACTTGTATCACTGAATTTAATTTGATTTTGTCAACTTGTATCATTACTGGAATTATTGTGATTTTCCTTGCTTATGGCTTGACATGATTTAGTACAATCATTTCCGAAGAGGGGAACTGAGTGTTGCGCGGAGCGCAACGTGAGAGGAGATGACCGCTGCCGGTATACCGTTTCCCGCTTGAATAGACTCACCTAAGCGCTTGGTGAGAACCGGTATTGGATCTCTTACTGGAAGTGGGAGCTTCGATAGAGCAATGATGTGCTCGCATTCTTTTGCCGTGATGTTGATGCAAAGCTCTGGCTTGTCGGGCTGGGTACTGTCGATTTGGCAAAGCATCATAAGGCCACGGCTGTTGATTCGCAGTGAAGTGGTTGGATTGATTTGGTAATGATTGACCATATCAATCGCCTTGGCTTTCCAGTTCGTCTTTGAGCCGAGCGCGTGAGATTTTTGGCGCGTCGAGGCGCTTACCCTCGCGTGATTTTGGCTGCTCAATTTCCTTGCGGATTTGGTCGGTGGTGAGTTTGCGTTTTGTTTTGCTCATAAAGTTGGGAGTAAAAGTGGGATGAGTCCAAGCCTGAAATGGAGCGGCTTGCCGCCCATGTGAAGCATAAAGGTGTTTCGATCCCATTCCAAGAATTTCGGCACAGTACGATGAAAACCGTCATGAATCCATGCGAGGTCTCCAAGCATTTTGGCGGGATTGGAAAATGGTCCGTGAAGCTTGACGCGAAGTCCGTAAGGATTTTGATTGAGGATAGCTTGAGTTTTTTCGTAATGCTCTGGGGTATGAATTGGCCCGGGGTTAAGGCGTAAATAATCGTGGTGTGTTTTTGCTCCGCTCAGCAGGCAGCTAAAGCCGATTTGTTCGTTCGCGAATCGCCAAGTCATTGCGAGGATGCAATCGCCGATAATCTGCCTATTCGCTGGACAATTGCGAAGCAAGAGCCAGTCACCAAACACCACGCGAAAATCGAGTCCGCAAATGAAATCGAAGCCTTCGTCGATAAAATCCTCAATGCGATACTGCGGGCGCGTGATAAAGGCGTCGGTGCCCGTGAATAAAAACCAGTCATTGGCGGTCGCTTCCTCCATTTGGGCGACGAGAAAGGCGAGGCGATCCCACAGAATCTTTTTGGGTTCGCCGTGAACGATGCAATGGGCCTGATAACCGTTTTTTTTGGCATAGGGCAGCTTATTGGCGAACCAGGTCAGGTCGGCAAGCGGCTGATATTCGGCTGACCAGGTGGAGACGAGATGGATCATTTTCTCCCCGTAATAGACTTTGGCAAACCGATGTAAGTTCCGTCACCCACGAAGGGCAAATACGTGCTGATAATCTCGATTCGCTTTTGAGGCGTTCTGGCGTCCACGGCGTGCAAAATCCAGTCGCCTAATTTCCATTTGCCGGGGCCTGGTTGCCAGCACGAATTCATCTCTCGGGCTTCAACGAGTCTAATGCCCGCTCGGACAAATTTATCGCATTGAATCAAGTCCCAAAGGTATGCCTGCCAAAGCCAGGGATAGGTCAACCAGGTTGATGCGTTTTCGATCAGGATTCGGAGCAGGTTTTCGGAGTGCGAGCCTCGGGGCCAAATCATAACGTCGTTATTAATCGGCCACCAACTGATTTCTTCCTTGGCAACAATGACGCGGGCGTCGTCATCCATCCGGTGCTCAATCTTGACCTGGTGATTCATAAATAGCACGTCACAACCCACGGTCATAACGACATCGTAACTCTCGTGAAGTTGAACAATATACCTGAGCCATTCAATATGGTTTACGTCTGAAAATTCAGCTTTGCGATTGATGAAATCGTAGCTGTGTCGCTCGCAATATTTTTCCTTGACTGGAGCGGTAAGCGCATTGAGGTTAGCGATGTTGTCGCTCCAATTTGAGATGACGACAATTTTCATCGGTCAGTAAAGTTTGATGATCTTGCCCTTGTAGCCCAGATCGAGCCTTAACTGTTGCTCGATTTCGTCCTGATAGACCTCGGAAGAGATGAGGATTTGTATCTTCGATTCCTCAATTATACGCATGGTTGTCAAGCTTGGGATTTCGATGGGCACTTGACGCGATCCGACTTTAAGCGTAAGTCCCTGATAATTAGTGTTTGTATCGAGAAAAAATTGGATGATGCATTTGTCCAACCCGCAGGCAGAAAGAAGGCGAAGTGTATGGGTGCCCGTTCCCCAAACTGCGATGGGGGTTCGATTGCGGACCAGTTCCCCGATTTTTTCGACAACTGCTTCTTCCTTTTTCTTGGATTTAGCGATGTAAACTCCCACCTCTTTTCGCGCCTCATCATCCGAATAAATCTTTTTTGCTTGGGGCAAAAAGGCTAAGACGCTGAGGGTTGGTTCGATGGATTTTGGGCTGAGAAACCGATCAATTTGGTCAATATATGAAATCTGGAATCCGTGGCGCTCAAGTAGTAGTCTGATCGATGTCGGGGAAAAATAGTTGATGTGCTCCATGGAGAATAGGCCGAAACCGGCTCCGTTGGTTTCGTGGTATCTGGTCACGTCGGGCACTTCGATGTATAATCGCGATCCGAAAGCCATGCGAGCCTTGATGGCTGAGAGGAAAGGGCCAACGTCGCGAATATGCTCCAGGACGCTCGTGCAACATGTCAGGTCGAAAAGGGTATTGATTTCCGCACTCATCTCGTCGCGACCAATGTCGAAACCGAATAGGTGCTTGCAACCGTGCTTGCCAAACTCGGCAAGTAATCCACCCGCCGCGCATCCCGCGTCACGAATCATGGCCTCTCCGCGCTGAGTATAGCGAATCAATTTTGAAACAATGTCGCGATACCGCAACACATCGACTTCACGAGGCACACCCGCATATTTGGACATACGAGCATAGTATCGGTCGAAATCCGACTGCTCAGGAATGCCGTCAGCGAAAATACATCCGCATTCGAGGCACTGGACAATGTTATACCCGTCAAGCAACGAATTATGCGAGAAGGTCGCGAATTCCTGTCGGAAGATGAAATCGCGGCTGGTAGCAGCAAGACAGATGGGGCAAGGACGACTTTTCTCGGATTGAATTTCTTCTGCGGTCATGATCTCCTTTTGCTCCTGGCCTTTTTCAGGTTTTCGGTTATGGCGGCGAGTTTCAATGGGCTTTTGGAAAGCCCTCCCTTCCGCCCAATTTTGGCGAGGTATTTTTTGATCTCAGCTTTGCTCACTGACGGTATGATGCCCAAAGGCGCTTTGCCGCGCAAGCCCAAACTGAGTGTCAGGAGGATGTCGCACAAATGACACTATGTACTACATCAAGACAGTGCATTACACTCTGAGATTTGCTAGCTTGCGTAAGTCGTTGTAGGACAGAGTGCCATTTTCTTATAAAAGTTGGCACGGCCATTGCGTACATAGTACTATGCGAGAGATTAACCAACTCGCAAAAAGGAAACAAAATATGACAACCGATGAAATCAGAGCAACGCCAGATGGTGGAAAAATCTACCTGCGCTTTTACGACATTTACGCCGAAGTTATTCACAAAAACCGATTAGGAGTTTGGGTTTTGCCCGAACAATCCAACGAGTGGTATGGCATTGTTGCGGGAAAAGACTTTTTCGTTCGCAACAACAACCTTTATTAACCACCTCAAAAAGAAACAAAATATGACAAATACTACTGCCATGAAAACAAAACTGATTATCTCCACCACGCCAGATGCCTACGGTATCTCTACGGATGCGGATATTGCAGCCGTACAAAATCGCCTCAAACACGTCGCTGACAAGATGCGATGGGACTGGGAAATGCGAGACACGCAACTGAGTGAACAGGATGAACAGGAAACTGACGGCGGCGCGACAGATCGCGCTTGGGAGCTTTGCATGGAATGCGAGCATCCGCGTAAAACCGACTCGCCTAAACTGTTGGCGGCGGTGGCTCAGGCAGCGGAACTCTATCCCCTGACTGGAGCGTACTAATCGTGACTGCCGCCGAATACAAAGATAATAACAAGCAACCAAAGAAAGAAAATATGAAGACTACAACTATTAAATGCACTGGCGGACTTTTTAGCTTCAAACTCCACACGCACCAATTTTGGATGACGATTTGCGATGATGTGTTTTTGGACAAGGCTGACATGGACGAAAAAATTGCGGCGAAATGTGAAGAGGGATGGGATGATGATCGCGGAGGTCACTCTGGCCCGACTACCCGCATAACCGTTAGAAAAGCCTCTTTTGAAATCGTGCTGCCAGATGGCCAGAAAATCGAGGTTGAGCAAGACGAAGAAGCGGAATCGCTCGTAGATCGCCTGACCTTCGACTATGAGATGAGCGACCAGCAGGCGGAAGAGGTTGCGAAGGATATTCGCAATGGGATTGACACCGAAATTGATCGTCTGGAGGTCGTATGACCTCCTCCGAATACAAAGCGGCCCGATCAAAAATCGGGTCGCAGGCGGCGGTAGCGAAGCTCCTGGGCGTGTCGCTATCGTGCCTGAGCAAGCGGGAGCAGGGTACGCGCGTGATCAACGAAGAAGCGCGACTTGCGATCCTGGCGGTCAATGACAAGCGCTACGGCGCGGGGTCGTAGAGGGGGCGCTGAGCCGGAAGTTGGAAATCCTCGAAACGATGGCGAGCCATGTCAAAGATCATGACGATTTCTCCAGCGGCTCCGTTGCGGTATTTTGCGACATCCACGACGACATGGGGCTTGAGCGATTCATCGTCCGGCGTCTTTTTTCGCAGCACGATAACCACGTCGGCATCGTTGCCTATGCTGTCAGACTCGCGCAGATTGTGAAGCCCCTGCTTGCCCCCGGCGTCGAGCCTGTTCAGTTGCGATCCAACAAGGATGGCGATGCCAAATTCCAGCGTCAATCCCTTGATGGTTCTGGACACCTCAGCCAGGGCTTGCTCGCGGTTGCCGTACTTTGTTTCGAGCGATTTAGCCAGTTGCAAATAGTCCAGCATGATTACCTTGCAACCCTTGGCGACGAGGGCGCGAATAGATCGTCGTATTTTGTTGATGTCGAATCCCGCGCCGCACTCGATGAACATCGGCCATTTTGAGGCCTCGGTCTCGCTGGAGTAGACCCTATCCCATTCCGGCAAAGTCATGGGAGCGTGGAAGCGACGGGAATCGATTGAAGCTTCATCGGCCATAAGTCGCTCGATCATCATGCCTTCGGTCATTTCGAGTTGGAGAATACCCACCGGCACGCCCCTTTTTGCGATGTTGCGAATAGCACAAAACATGAAATCGCTCTTGCCTGACCCCGGCCTGCCCGCAATCACGTGCATTCCCTCCGGCATCAAACCCCCATTCATAGCGTCAAATTCGCGGAAACCGGTGGCCAATCTACTCTGAATTTCTCCTAATTGCACTTTTCGTTGCTGCTCAGTCCACCTACTTATCGATTCCCCCACAATAGAGATTTTTTCGGACGTGTCGTGGTTTCGCGTAATTTTTATGATTTGCGCTTCCGAGCGTGCTAACATTTCTGAGATTTCTCCAATACCATCCTCGCTTATTTCAGTTAAAATCTTCGAACATGTGTGAGAAAGAGCGCGGATGAGACTGAATGATTTTATCTCTCGCGCGTAATGAGCTACGTTTGATGACGACGCATAGGCTGTGAGAATTTCCGCGAGGATACCGGGGCTTCCAACGCTTTCCGCTGTGCCACGCGAGACAAGGCACCCATGAAGAGCCAGAACTTCAATCGGTTTTTTATCAGAAGCTAGAGAAATTAGAGAAGAAAAAATCTCGCGATGAGAAGGCACAAAAAAATCATCCACTCCTACCAAAGCCAAAACCTCCTCTATAACGGAGGGATCGCCCAACACGGAACCAAGCACAGCCTTCTCAGACTCCTCTGAATATGCAACCCTCATTGCGCCCACTCCTTGTTATGCGAGATTACAACAACAGATTTCACAGCGTCACCTCACCTGAATCAGTGATCACCATGATTACTCCTTCGCGGCGAGCATGCGGTCCACGAGGTCAAGAGCGCTGACCTGCTGGTCAGCGCGAATCTTACGAGCCACCGCCGCCCCCTCCGCCTCCGCCGCCGCCTCCGCCACCGCCACCACCGTCGCCGCCACCTCCGCCACCGCCGCCCCCTCCGCCACCGCCACCTCCGCCACCGCCGTCGCCGCCACCGCCGTCGCCGTCGCCGTCGCCGCCGCCGCCGTCGCCACCGCCCAATAGCTATACGGCCATCCTGATTTGCGGCGCGCGAAGCGCGCCGCCTCAAGAGCTTTGTCCAGAACAGGTCGAGCGATGGCGAGGGTGTCGAGATCGGTGATTGGCGCGATCTTGCTCAAGGCCGTCGCATGCGCGGCGAGCTTCGCGGCCCGAAGGGCAATCGGTACGGCGACGCGGATCGACCAATCCAACGCCAGGTAGGCGCGAATGCGCTCGACTTTCGGCGTGCTCTTGCTGCCGATTAGAGGCACGATAAAGCGCTTGAGTTGCTGGCGCTCGGTGTCGTTCATTTGGTCGTTCAAGCGGCGAAGCATGGCGGAGACGACCGGGCAAGCGCACTCGGGGTGATCGCTGTGAGATTCCTTCGCCAGGAAGGCGACGGCTTCCATGATGCACAATCCTTTGTCGGGGCTGGAATGACTGCCTTTGGCAAGGCAGAGGGTTTCGAGGTTGAGCGGGGATTCGATTTTTGGGGGGGTTTTCATGGTGTTTTTTTTCTTAGAGGTTTTCATGGATGTTTTTAGCGGCATTAAGGATGTGTAGACCAACGGTTGGGTGAACGCAGTTACGAAGAATCTGAGCAGGGCAATGGCTTCCATTGTGGTAAATGTTTTCCTCATAATGGATGTCAAGCCAGTCCATGAGTATTTTCTTCCCCGCCAGATTGCAAAGATTGATAAAATTAGCCGGAGCCTTTGGCTCCTCGAATCCTGGGATGTCGAAGTTAGACCAATAAAGATGCCTGCCAATTTGGGCCGTGGGTGAAATGAGCGGCTTGTAGTAGGGAATCACATTCTCGATAACCCAAGGGCATCGCGCAAAGTTTTGAAGGAAGATGATCTCCTGATAGAGCGACATGTCGGGGTAGGCTTTCGGCTTGTGACGTGACGCCTTAACCATTCTTCCATGACTTTGACATGGGGGACTCGACCAAATGAACCCGAAGCGCCCTGAATGCTCGAAAAGGTATTTGTGGGCGTCATCTTCAACCATGAGGTCATGGGGATAAAGCCGACGATAAACGTCCGCTATTTGAGGATCGTGTTCTACGGATACAACCTCGACGCCATCCCATAGCTTCCGGTTCCCGCCAAGCCCCGCATATAAGTTAAGTATTTTCATCGCTCTATTCTCGCATCAGTTGACTTACCTTTTTGATTAGAACGGTTGTTCGACCGTGGTGGGTTTGACTTCACAAAGTAACCTCCGGGGGCGGAGCGGTGCGGAGCTTTTCGGGGTTGTTTGGTTTGGATTTGAACGATCCTCTCTCGAATTGTCCTTGGCGACTCTTCCAAGAGCGCTGAAGAGCCTTCCAGTCAACGCACGGGCCGTCCTTTAGCATCCATCCTCTGGCCTCGTAATGGTCGTAAAAAGCCTTTGACTCGGATTCGCTCAGTCCGCATGTCGGACTTTTCCCGTAGGCGATTGCCTCCGTCTCAGTTTTTGGATGCGAGGGCGACCGACTCCCCTGTCTTTTTTCTGCTTCTGCTTCTGCTTCTGCTTCTGCTTGTGTTATGGGCGTAACAATAACGCCGTTACGCTTGTTACTTTCCGTTACACCCAACATTTTAGCCTCGGCTTTTCGTGCGCGGTATCTAGCCTGCCTCACGGCGTTGGAGTAATCCTTCTGCCGGTATTTATCGTAGTTCAACAAAATGAAACCTCCATCGACGCGGACCAGTCGCCTACCTTCGAAATCCGGCGTCCTGCTTTCACTTTCAGGAGCGCCTAGCCTTTCCAGAGCGGCAAGTCCAAGTTCTTGTGTTATTCCACTCTGACGCACGATTCCAACACCGGCGGCCTCGACAAAGCCATACCAGCCAGGAGGCACGAAAAAACCGGTTTGGCGCAAGGTGCGAACTTCGTATTGCGGAACCGCCTCTAAAAGCTCATGTGGTGAGGCCATGAGCAACGCCGTGATGAAAACAGTTCTGGCGTCCGCGTCCAACCAGAGTGTTGAGTTTAGAATGCCACAATCCAGCTTTACGAATGCCATAAAGTAACGATGTAACGGCGTTTGGCGTAAGTCAAGCCCAACCTAATGCGTTCCTTTTCGGTACGGGTGGGCGCACCGCACACAACGATGGCCAGCGGCTTCTACGGCCCGAGCCTGAACAGCCTTCCAATCCTTCGTGTATTCGCCGCTAAAACGATTCATAACCCATCTCCAAAAGTCTCAGCACCGCGCTTCACCCAGGTAAAGAGCGACATGAAAATGTCGTGGACACCTGACGCGATGCTGAGATTTTTATAGACGGGTTTGTCCATGCTCTTTTTATTGGAGGCGGTGAAAGCCTGCTCTTTTTATCTCACTCCCCGCGCGAGTGTCAAGATTGTGTTTCATTTTTCCCCCTCAAATCTTCGACTCTGGCGACGTGATAAGCCCCGTTTTTTGATTTCACGGTGGCAAAGTCTTTCCTGTGTTCAGTTAGGCTCACAAATTCGACCTCTTCTTCCGGCCAGTGCCGCACCTTCCAAATCAGCTTGTCGCCGGGTTCTGCGCTGTAGAGGAGTTCAGGTTTCACGAGAGGATGGTCCATGCGAGAGCAACCACTGCTGGAACCTGTCCGTCTCCAATGGACTCAGTGCGGTCCACTTGATCGGCCATCCCATGAACCACTCTGTCCAGTCTGGGTTCAAATTCCCAGGGCGATCCTTGGCCACTTGCGACAGCATCATTTGCTTTCCCGCCTTTGCTCGTTTCGCGATGCACGGAGTCGTCACCATGTTGCCACGGTCTCGATTGTCGGATGTCTGTGGCGTTGGCATCCGTCTGCATTCCCCCAGAAGCGATAGAATTATTCCTCCATCTTTTTGATTGTGCCGGTCTCGACCGTGAGCGTCTTGTACCGTTGGCGTCTGAAGCCTTTGAATTCCCTGCATCAGCTTCATCGCATGACGGGAACTGCCATCGTATTCTTTCCCGATAAGCATAGGCGCCATCGCGTCGAACGCCGTCAACGTCGGAAGTCTTTGTGCCCTTGATCCAGATTCGAGCACGCTCGTGATCCAAGCACGGTGTTCCTCTAAGCCAAATGGCATCGGCAGCGGAAAGAACTCCCCAGACCAAATCATACCCCAGCGCGGCCAAGTTTCCGAGTACGATTCCAAGCCCCCGAGAAGTGAGGATTGGCGAGTTTTCCACGAAGACGTATTTGGGTCGTACTTCGCCAACGATCCTTGCGTATTCGGACCACAATCCAGATCGCTCGCCTTCAAGCCCCGCGCCTCGGCCGGCACTGCTGATGTCTTGGCAAGGGAATCCTCCGCAGACGACATCAACGAGTCCCCGCCAAGGTCTACCGTCAAATGTTTTGACGTCGTCCCAGATGGGGAACTTTGGCAAGATTCCGTCCCTTTGTCGGGAGAGCAAGATTTGCTGGCGGTAAGGTTCAACCTCGACAGCACAGACGCAGGTATGTCCGAGAAGGATGCCACCGAGGATACCGCCCCCCCCTCCTGCAAAAAGATGTAGCTCATTCATTGCCCCTCATGCCTTGCGTAGAGTTCATCCTTGGTAGCTCGGAGCATGTTGGCCGCGATGAGGCAGGCTTTGGCTCGGTGATGGATTAGGCAGCTAAGCAGGCGAAGCTCCCGGACAATCTCGGAATTGGATCGGTAAAAGCGGTACTGGCTGTCCTTGGCGTCAATGTGCGCCGCCGAATGCGAGTAGAGGCATAGCGGGTTGTGGGTCATGCGTTTATCGAGTGAGACTTACCGTTTCCAGCAATGTGCGCACGATTCCAGCCCTCGCGCCAAGCCGAAAACTCCGCAGTGCCGAAGGGAAATGGGTTTTCTGGAACCCAGACATTAACAAGATACCCGGTAGCGATCTTTCTTTCGTGCCACGAAAGAAAGGCTTCTGCGCCAAGCATCGCCGAGTCATCAACAACGTAAAGCTCAAATTTCGCGCTCAAGCGGCCTCGCTTTCGTCGCCGTAGACGGCTAGTTTGAGCACGCGATTTGCCCTCTCCAATTCAGCAATTTTCTTTTCCTGGGTCATGTTTTGTTTCCTCAGTTTTGAGATTATGCCCGCTCGGATGTCGAGCAGGCGGTTCATGTATTTTACCGATTTCATGGCTTCGTGAGAAATTCTGCGATCCTCTCTATATTATTTATCGCGCCATCGCGATTTCGGAAGAAAAGATCGTACAATTCGTGCGCAGTTTTGCCTTTGAATTTTTTGACAGGACTCGGCTTTAAGGTCCGGTCAAACTGGAAAAAAGGCGTGGCTCCTTCCATCATCTCACGAAAGGAATTATCGTCAGCGCAAATGCGATGATTTTCCACAGCATGTGGAAACAAGTCTCTTACTAAGATAGTTTTCATTCTCGATGCAGCCTCATTTTTGGTTGAGTTGAATTTGGCGAGATGACGGTTTCTGTCCACTCGCCTTTTTTATACTGAGCCAAAACGAATTTGAAGTTGGAAAAAGTACGGGCGGCAACTTTCAGCTTGATCCAAGAATCCTCAAATACGTGAGCGCCCTTGACCTCGTAACAAGTCACAATGCAGTATCCCCCCGCACCCAATTGTATTACGGAAAAATCGGGCGTGTATTTGCACCTATAAGCTAGCTCCAACGTCAGCCCAAAAGGGAATATGTCGCGAGGGTCGTATCGCCGTCTCAGAATCTCAAAAAACGACGCCTCAGTTTTGTTCATCCTGGGCTTCAAAAAGGTTTGGCCCTTAGTCGCAGCGATTTCTTTCACGGAGATATTCGACATGCGAGCCTTGAGTTTTTCAAACTCCTCCCGGCTCATGCGCAGGTTCTGGCTCACGCGATCACCCCTTCCTTGCGCAGCGCATCGCGAAGCGTGATAGTCTGCCTATCGATGCACTCGTGAAGCTTCCCCTTGGTAGTAAAGCACTGCATATTCTGGTTCTCGACGTAGGCTTCAAAAAGAGCGGAGAGCAGTTCCGATCGGGTAACTTTGGGCGCGGGCTTGGCAATGGCGAGGATCATGGCTTCCTTTCTTGTGAAAAAGCAACCAGGACGCCTCCCGTAAGTGCCATTATGACGGTGAACCACAACGGGCCGTTGCCTGCGACGGCATCGCAGCCAAAAGACAGTGCTATTATTCCGTAAACGAGAGCAAGCGTTCTCATGGCTTCCTTTCTCCCGGCCCTTGATGGTCGCGAAAACGGTTGATGATGGCTTGGCGCTGGGCGTGACTTCGTTGTTCCTCCTGGTCGTCGGCTTCAACGGGCGGCTCAGGCACGCAAAGCTCCTTGCGGATGATTTTCTCAATGTCATCCGCGCTCTTTGGCCCATCCGGCCCGTCCAGAATCCTGTCCCAGATGGCTTGCGCGGCGTCCAATATGCCGTCTTCAATATTTTTGCTCATGATTCCTCCTCCTCCTCAATAGCCGCGCCTTTCGGCACGAGTTGTTTTTTGCCTTCCTTGGCCACGATGACGGGATCGAGCAGCGCGTTAATCCGATTCTCAGCGGTCTTGCCTTTTATATTTTCGCGCTCTTTCAGGTACGCCTTGAGCGATTGCAGGAGCCTCGTCTTGTGAACCTTGAGGCACTTCTGATACTGCTCGGCTTCCAGAATTTCGGACACTTGCTGGTAGCAGGCCGACACGTCCTCGATATTCTTGGCTGTTTTGCCCTTGGCGAGTTCCCAGCCCTCGACGGCGTTGGGATCAATTTCAAGCTCCTCGTAAAGCCGCTCAGTGAGAGCTTTAATGTTCCCAGCGACGATCTTGGTTAGGGAAAGTAGCTGGCCTTTTTCTGCGGGCGATAGGTCGATTAGGGATGGCATGGATTTGAGTTTTTCGGGTGGATATAAGGTTTCAGGGCAACGAGACGTGGCGCGGGCCAGGCAGAAACGACATGCATCGACAGAAGGCGTCCGCACGGCTTTCGCATCGCGGACAGCCTCGTCAATCTCCGCGAGGTCTAGGAGGGCTTGAGGCAGTGACTTGGCGTCATAAAGTACCGGCGTGGGTAATCCGTATCTCGGAATGATCGAGGCGTAAACCTCGTCAATCGCAAGTTCGGGATTGTCCATGCGTTCAGCCAAGGCGACAGATTCTTGCCAGACGGCCACGGAATACGATCTGATTTGATCGTTAACTTCGGGGGACGGCACGTCGAGAAATCCAGACTTGAAATCGAGGATCAGGGCAACCCTTTTGCCGTAGATCATGCCGTACTGGATAAAATCGGGATGTCCTGAAATGATCCGCTCGCCGTTGTGGATAACGTAGAATGGTTCCTCCCGTTCTCGCACCACCTCGCCTCTCTCGATTCCCTCGGCATCCGGTGGGAATATCTTGTCAACAATGTAAGCGGCGGTATCCGCCAGCCTCGCGGCCACGTCGAAAAGCTCGTCAGTCAACAACGGCATTTTCGATTCGTCTTTTAGTGCGTCGTGAATAAGTCTGCCGTCGCCAGTCCACGACTTTTCCTTGCTCTGGGGGATGCCGCTTTCGGCGGCGGGTGCCCCAGAGCAATTGCGGTAACGGTGAATTGAGGAAGCTCTGATCACGGCGCGGAGTCTCCTCTCTCGCCAAGGATCACATTTTTGTACTCAGTCCACGACGCGATTGCGTCGGCGAGTACGTCGTCGGCCAGGTCACCCGGCCCGCTGAACGCACGCGGAATCCGCTTCCCAAAGCTTTTCAGGCAACGGCCAAGCTCGTCGGCGGTGATGGCGGGAGTCTCTGAATTCATGAGGAATTGCAGCTTTTGCTCTGGCGTCTCCGGTTTGTTCTCCTCGGAAGTTTGAGCACTCCCCGTCTCATCGTTTTTCCCGCCGGATTGCGGTACTGGCGCGTCGGGGGTCTGGCCGGTGCTCGCGGCTTTTTCAGGGGAAGTCTTTTCTTTGGCTGGCTTCGTAAAAATCGGCTTAGCAGCGATTGGAGCCGGAAAAGCCTCGTCAATGGTCGTATCGTTCTCACGGATGGCCGTCTTAAGACCCGCCAGCGTTTCGAGGTGTTCGGTCTGCAAGTCTCCCTCACCTTGGATGCCCAGAGACGCCCAGACGCGCTTAGGGTCGATCTTGAGAACCGTCGTGATCCATTTTACCACGGCGTTGCGACGCTGTTCAAAAGTCTGGATAGACTCGTTCGACAACAATTCGCGCACTGCTCTTTCGACCGGGCGGGCAATGGCGCGGGGAACAACTTGGAACGTGGCATCGCGACGAGCCTTGGCGACAGCGGCTTTTGCCACCGTCACGCGCATCCGAGGATCAAACGGCGTCTTGCCGTCCTGCTTGAGCGTTGATTCGATGATGTCGGAGGACGAGGCGAAGTTCGTTTCAAGGTCATGGGCCACGCCACGCGCCTTCACGTAGGTTTCGGTCTGCTCAAGGATGATGGCTCCCACGCGGAGATTGCCGTAGCACGAGCCGACGATTTCGGCCATGCGGACGGACATTCCTTCCGCGTACTTTCCCCCGCCAACCGGGCGCGAGTAGAGGCAGCTTTCGGCAGTTTCCGTATCGATGGTGGCCATCGCAATCGCCCGCTTTTTGTAAAGGTCAAGTGAGCGCGGGTAGCGGTGGGCTGTTGCGACCTGTACGTCAATCTCCCCGCGCGTGATTGCCTCTAATGCAGAGGCTGGCATGACCTCTAGAGAGGCCGTGTTATTTTCGGTTTCGTTGTTCATAGGTTGTTTTCTTTCAAAAGTTTTTCCGCCGCTTCCTTCTCCACCTCGCGAATCTGGGCGATGTGAGATTCCAGATTGGCAAGTATAGCCGGGCCAAGGACAATAACGTTTTCGGCGCAGTGCATTCGACTATCTCCGTCGGTCAGCACAAAGCATCCAGAGGACGGATTATACGTGCAATAAGTCTCCTCCCCCAATCTTCGCACAAGCTCGACTTTCACGGCGTCACCTCGACTTCGATCTCCAAGATTTCGAGCTTCACATCATCTTCGCTATCGACCCATCGGCCACCATGGATGTCCTTCAACCTCTCTTCCGCAGAAAATTTGCTGTCGAATTGTAGCTTGAAAGGGCTACCGAAGAGTGTTCCGGTAAGCTCCCATTTTTTGACCTTTTCAGGCGGCGCGGTAAAAGTGACTTGCAAACGACCGCAATTGTCGCAACCAATGCGCAGCTTCTTCCCATTGGCGTTAATTTCGATTGAGAGTGGTACGTTGTATTGATCGTGCGATGTGTTGATGTCCGCGCCGGGGATGAAATACCAGAGGGCTTCCGTGATGTCTTTTGATGAGGTGATGTGTATGAGTTTCATATTTTTTTAGGGTGTGGTTGAGAAGGCGTGGTTGTAGATTTGATCCAGACCGCACATGGCCAGGATAAGCAAGGCGAGCAGGAGGATTAGTATGTTGAGTTCAGAGCGGGTCATATCGCAAAAGCGGTTTGAAGAGCTTCCAGTTGCTCGGATTCGGTTAGGAGAATGTCTTTGCCGTCGTGCGTTGTTCCGTACTCGTCAGCGCGGTACTCTGAGGGATCGTCGATTGATTCTGAGCCGTTGTACGTCTTCAAAATCTCGACGCTAACCTCGACGGCTTCTTCATTGCGGAAGATGGTTATGTGCTCGTACATGGTCAATAACTCGCTTTCGATGCCGCCAGATCGCGGACTAAGGTTTTCACGAATGCCTTCCCTCGAAGCTCCATAGCAGCCGCTTCGGCGCACGATTTCATGCTGACCAGGGGAATGTCCTCGCCCGTCGGACGCACGCTGCTACGGAATCGCGGGATGCCGGTGAATTTGGAAGGCTTGACCTGCTCGTTATTATTCGTATTGTTCATTGTGGTTGATGTTTCCTAGCCGGGAGTGCTTAGAGGTGGGCGCTCCCGGCTTTTTGTTATTACTTGAGTGGCAATAGAATCTGCCCGTGTTCATCGATCAAGTGTTTGACCGATTGACATTCGACCGCCGCCATACCGTGTCTTTGGGCCACCTCAATAAAGCCCCATACGATAAAATCCTCGTCCCGCATTTTGATCTTCGGACGCATCAGATCGTCAGTATTTCCCGTTGGCCGAATGTGGGTTAGTTCGTGGTCAAGAAGCGCAATCTTTTGAGACTCGGTCTTCTTGGGCCATGAATCGCCATCAATCAAAAGTTCCACGTCGTAACCTTTAGTCAGTCGATCTTTCAGCGGAACGACCTTTACGCAAGCGGCAGCAGGAGCGCCTGCGTGCCCCTTAATCGCAGTTCCTTTGATTTGTCCGGTCTTTTCATCGACCGGAGCGTGAGCGAAAATCGTACCGATCTTTATCCGCTTAAGCCGTTCGTCGTGATATTTCTGACGAGTGGATTCCAGTAGGTCAACGACTTCTTGAGGTGCTATTCTGTAGGTTTTAGGCATAGATTTTCTTGTTTAAATTTCCTCCGCAGCCCTAGCCTCGACAAAGGCCATGATCGCGTCTTCCGGGGCATTTGAATCGAATCTAGGCAAAGGCGCTCCCGGCCTGCTCGCCATCAAAATCAGTCGCGCGGCTGGACCCGTTCCGATTTCTGCTTCAAGTTCCTTGCCCATCGGAGCCTTCGTCACCGTCCAGCCCGCAATGCAATGCGTCGTTTCACAGGTATGCCATGTTTTCATTTTGAGAGCACAGCCAGGAGAATTAATTGCCGCAAGTAAATTTGTGTAGGGCTTTTTCCACTCGTATTTTTTGAGGAGCTTGGCGATGGAAGGATATTCGCGAGAAAGCCATCCGATTTGATCGGGAGAAAGCCATCCGATTTGATCGGGAGAAAGCCATCCGATTTGAGCGCGAGAAAGCCATCCGATTTGATCGGGAGAAAGCCCTCCGATTTGATCGGGAGAAAGCCCTCCGATTTGAGCGCGAGAAAGCCATCCGATTTGATCGGGAGAAAGCCATCCGATTTGATCGGGAGAAAGCCATCCGATTTGATCGGGAGAAAGCCCTCCGATTTGAGCGCGAGAAAGCCATCCGATTTGATCGGGAGAAAGCCATCCGATTTGATCGGGAGAAAGCCCTCCGATTTGAGCGCGAGAAAGCCATCCGATTTGAGCGCGAGAAAGCGACGACGGGCAAGTAGCTTCTAAAATGAGTTGGTCTTTGGTTTTCATGAGGTGGTTTTTATTTCTGTGGTTTGGTTGTGATCTTTCCGACGCGCTCGGTGTCACGAGCTTCACGCCCGATGTTGATGATGTCCTGGGCGGTGAGATTGCTCACAGGCCACGCGGCGGACGCGATGCCGAGGTTCCGGGCGCGGGCAGGCAGGCGGGAGGGGATCATTTGACGGCCTTTCGCGCTTCGATCATGGCGTCGGCAATATGATACGCCTCGGCTGCAACCAATTCTGCGTCTGTGGTGCAACTCGCGTCTTGCCATAATTTCGTAAGAACCGGAAGACTCGCCGCCGCAAAATAATCTCGCAGCGTCATGCCGTTTTCTTTGAAAACGGTAATCACACGACCTTCATTATCGTACATCTCGCTTGACGGGAACGCCGCTCCGCCGTCAGCAATAGGCGCACTCATGACGCGCTCACTTTCTTGTCCTTCTTTTTCAGCAAGTCGGAGACTCGCAAAGGTGGGTTGGCGTTGTAAGCCTTACGCAAAAGGAGAACGTAATCAGTGAAAGTCTTGCCGAGCTTCGCGCAGTCGCTCTTGATTGACCTGTGCTCGTCCTCGTAAAAAAATCCCGTGAGCTTCTTCGTTTTTGGGTCTGTGCTTCGTGACATAAATTTATTTCAGTAAAGATTCAAACTCGTCTATCCAGCCAACAACGATTTTGGAAATCTGATTCGTTTCCGGCGTGTCCCCGGTTTTAATTCCCATAAAAAAGCATTCGATTGGCCTGGTTGAATCGGGTTTTAGCGCCTTAATTTCGTCATATTTACAATGCTTGATATTAGCTATCGTGCCCACCAAGCAAGCACACTCACCTTCATAAACCGAGCCGTCTACTTTCCCTTCGACCAAATGCTTGCGAAGTTCAGGGATTTCATGCCGTGCCCGAATCAGTACGTCCCAAAAATCGTTCCTAATGGAATCGAGGCTGGCACCGTCGAGGTTGGCACCGACGAGGCTGGCACCGTCGAGGTTGGCACGGACGAGGTTGGCACCGACGAGGCTGGCACCGTCGAGGTTGGCACCGACGAGGTTGGCACCGACGAGGTAGGCACCGTCGAGGTTGGCACCGTCGAGGCTGGCACCGTC